ATAGTAGTATAAGTTATACTTCTATTAAGAATATGGCACTTCTGCCAGTAATTAAATCCTTAAAAAAACCCCGCTTCTTTGTAAGAAACGAGGTCTTATATGTAGTGGCGGTCTGCGTGATGAGAATACGGTTTGCGATACACAAACCGCCGTAAAATGCCAAATTGTCAATATATCGTGATATCATACTGCCATATTACACAACCTGCAATATGCCTGTCAAGAAAAATCTTCGGGAAAATAAAAAAAATTTTAGGGGTTAGGTATCTCAAGTGTAACCGTCCTACCTTTCTGTCTATCTGCCTGCCTTAGTAATAATTTTTTAACATATCTTAATTTTTTTGTCAAGTTCTTTTTGGAATTTGTCGAAATATAGATTAGAGTTTATTGTAGAAAGGGGTGCAATATGCGAATAACACACAGGGAAAGAATGTTACTCGATGCCATAGATGACGCAATGGGTTTATTACAACAAGAAAGAAGCCCCGAAAGTAGAAAAAAGTTGCTTGGCTTTGTGGCTAAGTGGCGGGGGCAGTTAATAGAATTGAGGGATAGGAGAAAGCATTATGAAAGAGTTACTTGTTAAGGTGGTTGAGTGGACTGCGATAGTAGCGATATTTTACATCGTTCTATCGGCCTCCGGCTGCTCGACCGTACACGGATTCGGGCAGGACTTGCAGGACTGGACGACCGTAAACACCCAGAGATAACGGACTGGCGAAGGGCAGGGAAGCCCTGTTATTATAAGGAAATATTATGAATACTATAATCTTATTAGCTGCTCTGGCTTTGGGGGCAAATTGGCAGGCCGAATTACCGACTATCCAAAGGGCGATAACAAAAACTATGACACAAGTTGTCAAATATCTACACAGAATTTATTATTTTGAGCTTTAGGGGAACGAAGATGAGACTAACGATTTTAGCGGTTATAACGATTGTAGGGATTAGTCAAGCTGACAACGACAGGTTGATTCAAGCCTTGATTCAGGTCGAAAGCTCTGGCAATGACCAAGCAATCGGGGACGGCGGCCTTGCGGTCGGCTGCTTACAGATTCACCCTATTTTTGTCAAGGACGTGAACCGCATAATCGGCAAGGATAAATATACTCTGCAAGATAGATACTCCAGAGCCAAGTCTATCGAAATGGCGAATATCTACCTTAATCACTACGGCGGAACAATAGAAGAACGCGCCAGAAAGTTTAATGGCGGGCCAAACGGCCACCAAAAAAAGGCGACAGAAAACTATTGGCGGAAAGTAAAACGAGAATTGGACAGATAGTAATTTAGACTCGTAAAAGTGCCAGACGAAGCCTCCGGCTGCAATATAACGCAATCTTGGAAATGCTTAAAAATAAATTTTAAAAATCTTTAAGGAAATTGTTTGCAATCCACCGATAAGGTTATTAGTATTAAGAAAAAACAATCAGGAATAACTTATGCTTACAGCCGAACAAATAGCAACAAAGTTAAAATTAGATGTTTATGTAGTCCGGTACAGATTAGCTGTCCTGAGACGCGAGGGCTTGATACAAGCCGAAAAGTATGGCAACACCTATATTTATCACCCTGACGTTGTTCGGTGTGTGCGAAGATATGGGGCGAATTAGAAAATTTTTGTCGGATATTGAATATGAGTTAGCAGATGGAATACATACTTATCACCAGTGTCCGCATTGTAGGACATATAGAACAAGAAGTGGGATGTGTGCAAAATGCTTACTCGAAAGATTTTTATTAGAAAGAGATAATGAAACTCAAGACCAAAAAAACCAAGAACATCTGGCGTAAAGCCAAAAAGGGCAAAAAATCCCTTACCTATACAGAGAGAGAGCATTTACAAAGAAAAGGCATAATAGATTATTCGGGTTGATAAGGAAAGAAAGAAATGGCTAAATATCTCGCATTGGTAAATAGCAAAACAATATACGAATATACCAGAGCAGACTTGCTGTTAGTCAACATAGCCGAACACCCGACAGACGAAATCCGGCTATGGAAACAAACTGGCACGCTTGTAATAAGTTACGAGCCGATTACTAAAGCCGAATTGGAAGCCGATTCAAAGGCTTACCACGACAAGTGGAAAGAAGCCATCAAGGAGTTAGAGATATGACCGACCTGAAAGTGTTCCAGATGTTAAAGCAATCGAGCATAGTCGAACAATGTAACTTCGATGCGACAGATTGTTACGAAAAGTTTGTTCGAGCAAGTATTGCAAAAAGATTGAGAAAGGGAAATAATGTCAGTAGAGACGATTCAGCAGTTGATAGACAAGAGTCTGATTAGGCAGCCCAGAGAGCGTTCCGGAAAATGGTCGCCGTCAAGTTTCGGACGGTGTTATCGCGCTCAATACTGGAATCGCAAAGACGAGCCTCAGTCTAATCCACCGGACAAAAGAACATTAAGGGTTTTTAACGCGGGCAATCTGTTTGAGGATTTTGTAGTTAGTCTGCTGCCAAAAGACTATCAATTACAAGTTTTGGTCGAATCTGATGATGTTAAGGGCTATGCCGATATAGTTACCAGCAACGAAGTAATCGACATTAAAAGCCAGCACAGTAAATCTTTTTGGTATATGTCTAAGTTTAAAAAGGACGATATTAAAAAAGAGAAATATCCTAACTGGCTGCAAGTAATGTACTATACCAGAGAATTAAAAAAGGATTTTGGCCGACTTGTTTTCGTCAGCAAAGACGATTTATGTATTATGGAATTTGTCCAGCCGTTAGACGATTACTGGCTTGCTCAACTTGATATGGAATTATCAGAATTAAGAAGGTTATGGGAACAGGACGAACTACCAAAAGCCGAGCCAAGATGCTTTATCAACAAAGACGGTAAAAGCAAAGAATGTCAATATTGTAGTTTCAAAATACTCTGCGAAGAAACAGAAAAAAGAATTAAATGATGCCAAGCGAACAAAGAATGGAAGATTTAAACACATAAAAACAACTTAATTATGAAAGGGTAAGCAATGCCAAGTGTAAATGATTTGAAGAAAAGTAAATTTCTGACACAAAAAGAGGTGCAAAAGCCAATCCTTGTAACCATTGATAACTACGAGGAAGTTAACGTGGCCAAAGAAGGCGCAGAAGAAGAATTGCGATGGGCTTTAATACTAAAAGAGGTTGATAAGCCCTTCATTCTCAATTCAACCAATGGCCAGATTATCCAGTCTATAACTGGAAGCGGTGATTTCGATAACTGGATTGGCAAGAAAATTGTTCTTTACCACGACCCGAACATTTCTTTCGGCGGCAAACTTGTCGGAGGCATTAGGGTTCGGGCAGCAAAAAATCAAATCGTTCAGCCTGCCGACCCAGAGCCAGAACCAGAGATTGACGATTCAGATATTCCCTTTTGAGGTAAACAATGAAATTCACAGGCCGAGCCAAAGATGGGATATTTCTGCTATCAGAGGAAATGAAGGAACAAAGAAAGCGATTTTTGAGTTCTTTCAAGCCAACCGATATGATAGAAGAAACCCTAACAAAATACCGCCAATCAAAAACAAATAGGCAGCTTGGCGCGTGGTTCGGCCTATTCAGTAAGATAGTCTTAGAGGTCTTTAATGACAGAGGCTACGACACAAGCTATATCTTTAAGCTGTCCGACCCGACAGGTATTGAAATATCGCCGGACTTATTGAAAGATTATATGTATGCAATGTGTCCGGTCTTTAGAGATGAAAAGAGGCTGACTATGCGGGATATGAATACTTTGGAAATGGCGGACTTCTTTGATAAGTGCCGGAATTTCGCAGCCTCACAATGGAGTATCTACGTTCCAGAACCACAGAAGAATTGGAAAGAACTAAAGAAATGAACCTTAAAGAATTAAGACAACGACCCGGCCAATACCTAACCCAAAAGAAGGTGGCCGACTATTTAGGCATATCACAGCCTGACTATGCCAATATTGAGAACGGCAGACGACGGATATTAGAGCAGTTTTACGGGCAAAAGATTGGAGAATGAAAGATGGAATATCACAAAATTCAATCGGTTTACAAAAGAGATGAGCGTGGCAATTTTATTTTAGGGCAATGGTCTATACCTGAATTTAGCTACCTCAAAGGTAACATCTGGGAGTTTACTGAAAAAATTGACGGTACAAATATCAGAATATATTGGGATGGTCAAAACATTAGAATTTGCGGAAAAACGGACAATGCCCCGATTCCTGCCAAACTAATAGATTCAATCAATGCCTCGACACTAACCAAAAACCTTACAGATAAGTACCCAGACCTAACAATGTGTCTATACTGTGAGGGTTATGGCGCGGGAATACGTAAAGGCGGCGTTTACAGACAAGACCAAAGCATAGTGTTGTTTGACATACTGATTGATAGGTGGTGGTTAAGGCGAGAGGACGTGCTCGATATTGGTAATAAGTTAGAATTAAGCATTGTGCCTCAAGTTGGCGAAGGAACACTTGAGCGAGCCATAGAAATAGTCCGGTGTGGCTATAAGTCTATGTGGGGCGATTTTGTAGCAGAGGGATTGGTAATGCGACCCAAAGTAGGGTTGTTCAGCAGAAAAGGTGAGCGTATTATAGCAAAAGTCAAACATAAAGATTTTAAAGTCAAATAGATAAACAATGACCTACTACAACACATCGCACTTAAAGAACCCTGCTCTCGGCAAGGCCGAACAGGGGGCTAAGAATCAGGAAGATTTGATATTAGACTTCTTCGTAGATAACCCGCACCTAAAGTTTACACCGTCTTATGTTTGGAATCATTTTGAATCACAGGGTAAACAATGGCCGATAACTTCGGTTAGGCGGGCGATAACGAACCTGACCAAAAGAGGGGTTATCGAAAAATGTATAACGCAGAAAACAGGTATTTATGATATGCCTGAATATGAATGGAAACTGAAAATCGAAAAGGAAACTTTGTTTGATTAACCGGCGGCGGAAGTCCTGACTTGTAGTTGGGCGAACGAAAAACAACAACCAAACAGTTATAGTCTTATTGAAATGCTGTCGCCGGTTTTTATAACCCCGAATTACTGAAATAGAGGAGTAAAGAATGGCAAAGATGGGATTCGAGCCAAACCGAAGGTTGGTAATGGATTACAAAAACAAGAGGGTTACAATGGACATTGCCGGAAAAACATATACCTTCCGGTCGATATTAGAAAGCAAGGTCGCTCAATACTTGCAGCTACTTAAAGACAGCGGACATATTAAGGATTGGGCATATGAACAGACGACATTCAAGTTTCCTGACGACCGTTATCTCGTAGATTTTGACGTTATCAATAATGACGGCACGTTCTATTATCTCGAAGCCAAAGGCTATGTTACCGCCAAGACCAAACGAAATCTACGGCTGCTGAATAAGTACAGGCCGGAAGTAATAATTGATATGGTCTTTCAGAATAAGCACGACATTAAGAAGCTCGGCCTTGCCAAAAAGTATTGCCGCAGGGTTTGCTTGTTAAAAGAATTAACAAACGGAATGATTTAATTTTATTTTTTCCTTGACAGCCGAAAGGCTTTATGGTAGATAGGCGAGTATGCTAAGCGAACAATACAGTTTAATCCACAATTTAATGGGGTGTTTGAACACATCAGAAATGCTGTGTTGTTCCTTAGCAGGAGAACACCCCACCTTTTATTATGGCTACTGAAATGACAATCCGGTTTACATTGGCCGAGAAATGGCAGGATAAATGGTTTAGAAGTCTATCGCCTGCGGAAAAACTGCTATTTCTCTATATCATTGACAACTGCAATATTGCAGGTATTTGGGAAATTGACACTGAATTAGCATCTTTTGTAATTGGAATGACAATAGAAGAAACTCAAAAAGCACTCGAAAAGATTAAGGAAAAAACCGAACCACTTAACGAAACGCACCTATGGATAAGAAATTTTTTAAAGCACCAACGCAACCTACCTTTAAAGATAAATAATGCGGCTCACGTTGCCGTAATAAATATTCTTCTGGAATATAAAGACTGTTCAAATAACATCTTACGACTATTAGACACAGAAGATATAAGAGAGGCTACAAGGGGCTATACAAGCCCCTGTATAAGCCCCTTAAACAGCCCCCATAGTATAAGTAATAGTAAAAGTACCAGTAAAAGTAAAGGTAACAGTAACAGTAAATTTGTGCCTCCAACATTTTTAGAAGTTAAAGAGTATATCGAGTCTAACCCTGAATTATCAAACGTGAACGCCGAAACCTTTTTTAAGGGATTTAATGATTCTGGGTGGGTCGATACGCAGGGCAAGCCTGTTAAAAACTGGAAACTAAAGTTGAGAACTTGGAGTAGTTATGGGCAAAGAAGCAGACCAAATACTGACGAACGTGCAAAGCCTGCGGGAAATTATATCCGCTGAGTATTGCGAGAAGTGCAAGGTTCGGATTAAAGATTCTGGCCGGAAGTGGTGCAAGCGGTGTCAGGATAGATACCACAGATATTTAACATCTAATCAGACAAAGGAAAAAATTATTCTGTCGCAGGTTAGCGAGCGATATATCGGGGCAAATTTAGAGCATCTAAGCAGAGAAGCTAAAGTCGTTGTAATTGATACAGACATATTCCTTTACGGCGGTGTCGGGACTGGCAAGACCTACGCTATGGCAGCAATGATAAGAGAGGGCGTGTATCAGGGGTTAGACTGCAAGAAAATCAGCCTTGATGAGTTCTGCGTACAGATTAGAAGCTGTTACGCCCCAATGTCCAAGCAAACCGAATGGGATTATATTAAGCCCTTAATTGACTGCGATATTCTGTTTATTGACGATTTGGGGTTGCGGACGAAAGATGAGTCGGACTTTGCGTATGTAACGCTTTATATTTTATTAAATAAACGGCAGGAAATGATGTTGCCGACAGTAATCAGTAGCAATAAGAACCTTGAGCAGATTGAAAAGAGTTTTGATAGCCGGATAGCCAGTAGATTGAAGCTGGCGAAAGTAATCAAGTTTGAAGGCAAGGACAGGCGTGAACAGAGTGCAGAAAGAAAGTAGAAGGTTGGTGAGTTATGGATAAACAAATCGAAGAAGTATTAGACCGCAATGCCAAACTGCAAAACGCCTTAGAAGGTATGTGTTTTCAGTTTGCAGGCTGGGATGATAAATATGGCGGATATACTACTATGGGATTGTCTGCCCTTGAAGAAGCCTTTGATGTCTTAGGTTGGAACGACCCTCACGTTTATCTTGCCGCAACCTGTCAATGGCCGAATTGCAAAAAACAAAGAACCAGTGGAATACCAACTTCTAATGGCTATATGCTTGTGTGCGGTGAACATTTTAGAGCCTTAGACCTCAAGGAGAACCCTAATGGCAAAGAGTGCGTTTGAAAAATGGGAAAAGAAAATAGGCCACATAGCTTTGTATGGCAGAAACAGAGACGAATATTTGTTTAACGAAGGCCGCGAAACAGGCCAATTAGAGAGCTTGCAAGGGGCGTTAAGCAAATGTCAAGCAACCAAGTTAGCAGGGGATTATTATTTAACAAGGGTAATTTCAGAAGAAACTATCGAGGCTGAGATTAAGAGAATAAAAGGGAGTTAAGATGAGCAGAGCAATTTCCCGAAGATTTACAATTACAGGAAAACCTTTAAGGACAGAGCAATGAACATAATAATAGGCATTGACCCCGGTACAACAAAATCAGCTTGGGTTATTTATGACGGCGAATCCAAGAAGATTCTTAGCAAAAGAATTGATTGCAATACTGATTTGTTGGCGCAGCTATATAACATTGAAACCGATAGAAGAGTATTTGTCTTTGAGTGGATTGAAAGTTATGGTATGCCGGTCGGCAAGGAAGTCTTTGAAACTATCTGGTGGATAGGTAGATTCTGGGAAGCTCTCGGCGATGTTCAGAAGGAAAGGATTTATCGCAGCGATATTAAAACTCACTTATGCGGCTCTCGAAGGGCAAAAGATTCTAATATCAGGCAAGCGTTGTTAGATAAATTCCAAGGTTCGGGCGGCGGTAAATGTCCGCAAGTAGGAACAAAAAAGAAGCCGGGGCCTTTATACGGTATAAGCAAGGATTTATGGTCGGCAGTAGCAATAGCGGTAACGTATTGGGAGAAACGTAAATATGAAATCTGTTGAGCAAATTAAGAGTCAACTAAAAGGTACTATCGAGCGAGAAGGTGAAGATGGATTGACAGGCATTTTTTATACCCAAGGAATCGGCTTTGGGTATGTTTTCAGTTATGGCGGAGATTGGGAACACGCAAGTATATCAATCCTTTATAATCGAGGAACACCAAAGAGACTATTCCGATGTCCTACTTGGGAAGAAATGTGTATGTTCAAAGAAATCTTCTGGCGTGATGATGAGGTTGTAATGCAACTTCATCCGGCTAAAAAAGATTATGTAAATAATGTTAATAATTGCCTGCATTTGTGGCGGCCAATGAAAGAAAGTATTCCACTACCACCTAAAATTTTTGTTTAAGAAAGGAAATCGTATGGCAAGGAAGTTTATCATAATGTCGAAGAAAGAGTATGAGAAGGGCTTTATTCCGGCCTTTGTTAAGACGGTTGATGATAAACCCTTGACAAACGCTCAATTAGAGGCTTTGTGGGAAGATAAGACAGGCCATAAAACGTCAAATAAGGCCGTTTGCAGGGGCAAGGCTGCGTCAAAAGGTGTTAAGGGTAGTAAGTTAGCCTCAAAGCCAAGAAAGGGCAAGAAATAACGAGTTTATTAACAAACATTATTTAAGGAGAACGTAGTATGCAGGACAAAGTATTTTGGCTGAAAATTATTATTAGGATTTTACGGAAGCTATTCAATTTGCCAGAGCCGCCGGTCGAAACCGAGACGGACACCGTAGCAAACCTAAAGGCGCAGGCTGTGTCAATTCTGGCGTTATCCAAACCAAAGATGGGTTCGGCAGAATTTCAGTTACTAATGCTCTTAATCCAGTTGTTAAGGGAATGGCTATTAGCCAAAGAGCAGACAGCCGCACCGGAAATGGCTAAGTCAATAACGCATTGGTTGCCAAGCGATGCCGACATAGCCGAAAGATTTGCAGTTATGAAAGCGTTAGTCGAAATAATCCCAGACGAAGAACAGCCACAGTCCCAGACACAGACTGACACGGTGTAAGAGTTGCACGGAAGCAAAAGCCCTGCTCGTCCCGTGATGGCGGGCAGGGTGGGAATAATACATAAGATAACAGGAAAATAAAATGATTACATTATCTAACGGACAAAAGGTAGGACTGGGCAGAAAACCTGACGTGCGGACAGAAGATGATTATACCGAGCAAACTGTTATACCAAAAAAAGTTTCTGTGCCGGATATGCTTTCCAAGTTTAAACTGCCATTCGGTAAGTCTATTCCTACTAAGACAAAGAATAGGGTCTATTGCCCTCCGATAGTCAACCAAAGAGAGTTAGGCTCTTGTACCGGACGGACGATGTATTACGACACGGGGTATTTCATTAAGCGGACAAAAGGCAAAGACTTCCACGCTTCGGCACTTTTTAATTATAAATGTTCCCGATGGCTGTTGAATCTCACGGGTGATACAGGCTCGACAGGCTCGGCCTCAAGGGACGCACAAAGGAAATTCGGGGCACTTGAACTAAAATACCACCACGACAATAACAACCGGTTTGACGAGGAATTAACAGCTATGCAGTTGGCCGTAGCGGATAACTATGAATCCCTAAAATGGTTTAGGCTTGACCCGCCTAAAATAAACCGCCAATCCCTGCTTCAAAAGGCTAAAGAGTATATTGCGGACGGCATACCAGTCGCAGCGGCCATACAGATAAGGTCGTCTATGGAGTTGGGGGATAGCCCCGGCGCAATACCAGTACCATTGCCGTCTGACACATTACTTGGCCTGCACGAAGTTTCCTTGATGGACTATGACGATAATAAGGTAATCTGCAACACCAAGACAAATGTTCATACAAAAGGTGCTTTCATATTCCCGAATAGCTGGGGAGAGGAATGGGGCGATGATGGTTGGGGCTGTATATCCTATCACGCTTTATTGCAGAAGTGGATTGACGATTTAACGGTAATGCTCCAGATGGAGTATGCAGAGAGCGATAATTTCGGGTGTTAAAGGAACGAAGGTTAAAGTAATGAACTGGCAGACCCAATTTAATAGCGGCGAGGTAGTTTACAGGGACGATAGCGGAATGGTTATCTGCGGCAATGCTCTGGACGTATTAAGGGGCTTTCCTGATAATTCTATATCCTGCGTAGTTACCAGTCCGCCGTACTGGGGATTAAGAGATTATGGCATTGACGGCCAGATAGGATTAGAAAAAACACCGGAGGAATACGTCAATAATCTGGTCAATGTTTTCAGGGAAGTTAAAAGGGTTCTGAAAAAAGAAGGAACGCTGTGGCTGAATTTAGGGGATAGCTATGCCACACAACACGCCGTTGGCACTAAAGATGATGACACTGGTTGGAAACACGGCAAACTTAGCAAAGGGTATCAAGCAAGAACAGGTTGCCCGATGGGACTCAAACCTAAAGACCTCTGTGGTATTCCTTGGGCTGTGGCAAAGGCATTACAACAACCATATTATATTGGCAAGATTAAAAATGAGGCCGACAGAATATGGTTGGCAGCAATGATAGATGGTGAAGGGTGTATGTTTATCCATAAGCGAAAGACAGGCCAAAGCAATGGACAAGGATATATCAGAAGAAATGATAGTTATGGGGCTGGTCTTGAGGTCGCAAATACACACGAATCTATTGTGAAACGATGTTTAGTAATAACAGGTATGGGTAGTATATGTTGTGTTGAACGAGAAACTAAATTAAAGAAACGCAACATACCTCTGTATAGATGGAACTTACGGTCAAATCAATGCAGAGAAGTTGTTCAAGAGATATATCCTTATCTTGTTGGCAAAAAACAAGAAGCCAGATTACTCTTGGGGTGTCCATCGTCAGGAGATAAAGCCGAAAAAGCCCACCAATCTTTAATGGCACTACATAACGGACAGCAAGCCATTATTGATTTTGATGAACCCAAAACAATGTACGAACAAGGATATTGGTTACGACAAGACATAATATGGTCAAAAAACAATCCTATGCCGGAAAGTGTTACGGATAGATGCACCAAGTCTCACGAGTATATTTTCCTACTGTCTAAGTCGGCTAAGTATTTTTATGACCACGAGGCCATAAAAGAAGATTCTGTTGATGAGGAAAGCTATTCAGGTAGAAGATTTCGGGGTCGGGTTGCAATTTACGGTTCCGGTGCAATTCCCAACGCTGATGGCAACACAATTCATTCTGGCAATAATGAGATACTTGGCAAAACTTACGAAAAGCGCAACCGCCGTTCAGTCTGGAATATAGCTGTTGATACTGGCAATGGTGTACATTTTGCTGTATATCCAGAAGAATTAGTAACGCCCTGCATTTTAGCGGGCTGCCCGAAAGATGGAATTGTTTTAGATTGCTTCGGGGGAAGTTGCACCACAGGTAAGGTAGCAGCTCAGTTAGGCCGAAAGTATGTCTGCATAGAATTAAACCCAAAGTATATAACCGATGTTGCGTCCACAAGGCTAACCGAAGTATCTACCGGCGTACCAGTAAAGGAACAGCGTCAGGGCCAGAAGGCTCTGTTTGAGGTGAAGTAATGACAACGGAAAAGGATTTACGGTTGCATATTATAAAGTGGCTTGCTGACCAAGGTCTTGAAGTTGCCCACGAATGTTGGTCGATGAATAACTGTGATGTAGTCGGCTTTGAGTTTTACCCACAAACAAGCAGGCGCATACCTAAGCTTGCGCGTGTATTTGCCATTGAGTTGAAAATCAGGGACTTTCAAGGTGTGCTTATGCAATGCCGCAATCACCGAAGATACGCAAATCAAGTTTACGCAGCAATGCCAAAAGTCATAGTCGATAAAATAAAACTCGAAACTTGTTATAAATTTATGGAACAGGGCATTGGCTTATTGAGCGTGGCTGATAACGGCATAGTCGAGATTAGGGAATCATCATTAAATTATGCCCCTTATTTTAACAGAAATAAAAAGGCGTTATGGCGTTGGCACAAGAAAAACCAGAAGGCGTTATTTGAAAGGTGAAAGAATGAAAGTATATATAGCTTCATCTTGGAAAAACTGTGATATTTGTATGGATATAGCAAAGACAATTCGCCAGTGGGGACACGAAGTTGATTTGTTTTGTGATGATAGTACTGGTCGGTTTGTGTTTCACTGGTCAGAACTCGATAGCCCTGAAAATATAGACGCTATCAAAATGGTAAACAGCGAGCAAGGCAAGAAGGCTTTTGCCGAAGATAAAAAATGGATTGATTGGGCTGATGTTGTCGTAATGGTTTTGCCTTGCAGTAAATCATCACATTTAGAGGGCGGATATGCAGTAGGTAAGGGCAAAAAATTATATATCATCGGCGATTTTCCCAAAGGTGATTTTGATGTTATGTATGGATTTTCAGACGCTTTAATCAGATGGTCAGATTTTGAAACCTTGAAAGAGTTATTAGAAAAAGGTTATATCGAATTTTGAATCAGCGTAATCAGCGATTAAAGGTAAACCAATGAAGCCCTCTGTAACAATCACAATAGTAATAGCCGCTGCGATAACCATAATAGCCATAACAGCTTTATTCAAATTCCAGAGTGTCAACGTAAAGCACTCTGTTGAGGTTGATGTAATAGGACGGCAGTGGCTTAATAAGGAGACTGACAAATGAAAATAAGGGTATTATTCTATAAAGCCAAAGTTGACGGCAAACTACTCGATGATGCCATAAGTATCTATACAGGGGTATTGCCCTGTAATTGGGGCACAGAAGGTTACAGCCACGTTGAAGTATGGTGGCCGGACGACTACGGTAGTTTTGAAATTGTGAGCGATTCAGGTAATGCGTACTATGTCGGCGAATGTTTCTCATCTACGACAAGAGGGCAATGGAAGGGCGTTAGGGTAGCCCCTACCGATGAAGTCCTAAAGCACCCTGACCGATGGGACTGTCTGGAAATGGAAGTAGAAGATGATTTGTTCTATAAGGCCAAAGATACGATTTGGTCGGAAATCGGCAAACCCTACGACCATAAAGGCATATTCGGTTTCTTCTGGCCTTGGCCGGTTCAGGATAAGAATAAATGGTACTGCTCAGAAATAGTCGCTTTCTTCCTGTTCCTTGTCAAAAAATTACTTAAGCGCGAAGTAAGAATATCGCCGAGAAGGTTAAGTAAACTATTAAGAAACCGTTATATAATAAAACCGTTAGTGAGTTTCAAATGAGAACCGTGCTGTGTGAAAAATGTGGTAAGCTTCACGAGGGATATACCTGCAAGACTCGACACAGAAAAGGCCATAGAAAAATATCTAAACCTAAAGGCAAATTTGATGCCTGTGATGTTTGTGATGAATGTGGGGAAAAAGCAATCGTTATCTGTAATTTTCGCGGGAATATTTTCAAGGACAAAAGAATATGTTATGGCTGTGCTGAAAAGCTGATTAGAATGTTAAAAGATTGGAGTCAAATCAGATGACCCCCAAATGCCAAGACTGTATCTGCCGATTAGACGGCGTATGCCGGAACGAATTAAGCCCGTATTTTAATCAGCCGAGAACTGACGAGGACGAGGCTTGTAATAAGAAGTTTTATTTAAGTAATTCAACAGTTTTTAAGGAACAGGAAAATGAACGATAGCGTAAAGCAGGCGATAGAAAAACTTGAGCAAATTAGTAGTAACGAACGACTTTATATGGCTGACCAAAAAAGACTGTCAGAAGCCCTTGCCCTTCTCAAGCAAGAACAACCCCCTTCGGATTCAGAGCAGGGAGAGTTTACGAAAAGGGTCAGAGCCGAGCTGTTTTACAAAAGAGAGTTAGAAGGTTTTGTGTCTCCCTTCAACAAAGATTTAATACAAGCCTGCGACATCATCGACCACCTGACCGAAGAGATTACAGAAACAAAACGGAAAGATGATTTATATATCAAGCATCTTGAGTCTCATTATAAAGGAGCTAAACATTTGGTTGGAAAATACCAAGATATTTTAAAACCTCTTTGCTCCTTGTTAGGCGTTAATGATATATTTTTATGCAGCGGCTCAAACTGCGTACTTGATAAAGCAAAAGAAGAGATAGTGTGCAAAATACAATGCCAACAGCAGCGTATTCAGCAGCTTGAGGCTGAGAACGAGGGTTTAAGAAAAAGCTGTTTTCAAGCGGGGGATATAACTGGAAGATTGCAGGAAGAAAACAAGAAGTTACAGGCCGAGCTTGCCGAATTTCGAGCCTACAATGAGGGCGACAATGCTATTGTAGTTATCGAGTAGCTTGAAAAAGAGCTTGCTACCTATAAGGCTGGCAACGTACCTGTAACGCAGATTATAGCGGATAACGAAGCAATGGCCTTACAGATTGAACAACTTAAAGACGAGCTTGAGCAAGCAAAGAAAGCCCCCAAATGACTGACGAACACTATCCGGTAAGAAATATCCTCAACAGAGAACGCAGTTCAGATAAGGGCAAAGGTACTAACCCCGATAACGACTGCACGCTTCCCAGAGAAGTTAGTACGCCAACATCAAGACTGGCAGATGAGCTTATCGGGCGGGCAAATAGACTATTAAAAAAAGCCACCCATTGAGAGTGGCTTCGGAGGGAAGAAGAGAAAAGAAAATGACTTAGTATCTTGACCTTGCACCATCACGCCTGCCGCGTTGAAATTCCCCATTACCTTGACTAATAAATTCTCCTTCTGCATAAGTACAGGGGAACATATTTACATAGGATGGTTCGCCAACAATACCCGTTATCGTGGTATTGTTTATCGCCCCAATTGACGAATCAGTTACAGTAAAAGTTTTACCGCCTATAACAATTTCAGCCGCAGCACTTTCTGAACTGCTCGTAAATGTAATCTTGAATATATTCTGAGGCTGCCAAACAGCTACAGCGGATTCAGCGGCGGTTTTTATATCTCCGGCGATTGTACGCTGAAGTTTGAATTTACCGTCTGTAGGGCTGTAGTATAACGATATGTAATTATCCGAATCTTTGTACCAAGTTTTTATGTACCTATTACCACTGCCCGCATAGTTTGCACTGCTGGATAGCGGTTTGACGTAGAACGAGTCGCTACAACTTGAAAGGGTATTATAGCTATAACTTAGCCTGTCTGCTGCTGCTGTGACAGGCGAGGCGACATCATTGTTCACCCACAACCTATGCGGAGCAAGGACTATCATCGGATTGTCAAGAAATATTTGAGCAGCGGTACTGCCTTGTTTAATTGTAAAATACATCCTCACACCATTCCAGTCAGCAGAACTTATTGTAAACGGCAAAGTCTCAAAACTTCGGAACTCTTTATCGAGTCTTGCCGTCTGTGTTGTACTTGATACCTTAGTCCAAGTCGAAGCCCCTGTCCTTCTTGCCCATGTTATATCCACATCGACAGGGGTATTTGCTTTTAATCTTGCCCTGCCAATAAACGTCTGGCCGTTAGTTGCATCAACAATAGGCGAAGTGAAATCGAGGTTCGCTGGGTTAGAATCACCGCCGGTAACTTTTAACGCCCCTGCCCCCAAGTATATATCCGTTGCCGTACTTGTTTCTCTTGCTACTGTTAATGACGATGCCGTACTCCAGTTATATGGTGAAGTGCCGGTATCAATAGTAGAATTGGCAATGGATAAGAATAGATTAGACGTTTCTGGCATTACTACAATGCCATTAGCCTCTGTTATTTCTGCGGGACTAATGACAAAATGCTGAAACGAAGATGACATTGCCTTAAAATGTAATTTGTCATTTCCGTTAGAGTCTGGTATAACACCGGCGAAATGGAACATTCCATTAGTATTGTCGGCTTCTGCAAACTGGTGATAGACAGTCCAATTCTCACCGTCAGGAGATACCCTAATACACGGATAGCGATTGCTACCGGAATCATCATATCCGCCAGAATACCATATATCGTCAACTTTGCAGATTGTCCAAGCATAGGTTTTAACGCTGGACAAATCTGAAAAGATATTGCCGTGCCTGCCATACTCGCCGGTTACTATATTAATCCACCCGCTTGTATAATAACCGTCATCTGCAAAGTACATAATGTTAGGGTCGCCGTCATCATATAAAGCGACCGGTTGGGCGTAAAAATTTCCTGTTACTGTATTTGGTATCTGCTGCCAAGTAACTCCGTCATCATCAGAATACAAAGCGAGTCTATTAGTATTGCCATCACCTGAGAACGCTACGAACCGGCTTGACCCGCTATGATAACCCACAACGTGCCAGTGATTAACACCGCCAGCCACATAGTCATTAGCATCGACTACGGTGTCCCAAGTCGCCCCGCTATCGGCAGAACGAAATATATATCTCCCGCCGTTTACATCAGCCGGAACTTTGGCGTACTCGCATATCAAAACAGTATTGTCATTTGAAGTAATTGACCAGTCCAGAACAGTAGCCTTTGTAGTTGCTCCGAAATCTATTTCATTACCGTCAAAAACAAGTTCGCCTGTGGCCACAGAAGCCTTGTAAATTTTTGTCGATGAACCGGCAGAATTTTTTACAGCAATTAGGCCGCCGTTAGCCATAACGTGAAGTCCGTTAATTGTAGGACTGGTATTGATTGCCGTCCAAGTATAACCATCTTCCGAAGAATACAAATACCCGTTTGAGCCTACCCCATACATTATTTCGTCATATACACCTTGCGGCCAGACTGTTACGCCTGCCCCGCCTTCACTGGTTCTAAATTGACCGTCTGTGGCAGATGGAATGTACATCTTCTCAATTCGAGGTGCATTAATATCATATAAAGTTTTGCCAAGATAGGCAGTTGTGCTTCGTGTAAAAGATACTCCGAAAGAGGCAGTTGCCAGCATCAAAACAAAAACCAAAATCATTTTCTTGGTCATTTCAATATTCCTTTTCATATAACACGGTTATTTCTGTCTGAGATAGTGCTTTGTTAAAAAGCATAAACTCATCCATCATTCCTGTCGAACCACCGTCAAAGCCGTCCAAACTATCTCCGACTCTAAAAGTTTTATCTACTATCACAAATTCGGGCATATAAACATTTTTGGTTTGTTCGGCTATTTTTATACCATTAAAATAAACCTTCATTACGGCGTGAACGCCGTCTATGTTCCTGACGGTCATTGTAACCATATTCCACTTAATAGGAATGTTGACCTCAGTTTCTAATACTATCGGGTCAAAAGTATGAGCTTTGTAATAAGCATAAACCAAAGAATACTCATTAATTTTATGTACTGATAATTCAACTTGATTCAATGCCGTCGCCTGAATAAAAACAATGCCATTAATTACATAAGATTCATTAACCAAAAGCCAATAGCTAATGCTAAAACTATCTTTAAACACCGACTCAAAAGATTGAACAGTATCAAACCAGTCATTATCAAACTGAAATGCCCCGCCGACTTCACCATCGACCGACATTAAATTTGTGTTCCTAATAGATGTTCCGTGATAACCATTACCACTACTATCAAGAACGGTAGTATTTGGCTCATTGCAGTCCATCTTATACCAAACTACTAAATTAGGCTCTAAGTCTGACCAGTTAACATCTGAAACAATACTCGGATTATACCTGTCCCGATAGCTGTCAGAGTATCGCTCTCGGCTTCGATTTGCACAAGACAAGGCAACTACTACCAAAATCAGAAACATAATAAGTTTGTTAAGCATTGTCGTCGTCAATTTCCTTTTTAATAGATTCCGCTTCGTTTTCGAGCCTGCTAATTTCGCTATCCAGTTCCGTAACTAAGTAACTTTTATCGCTTTTCAGTGTTTCTTTAAGCGTGTCAACGCAGCTCTGTAAGGTATTTGCTACACCGCAAAGCCTTAAAGCAAACCAGTTTATTCTCCGACAGTCCATATAAATCTCCATAAATCTTTAGCTAAATAGAAAGCAAAGAGAATACCCTGTGCAATAACAGCCCTTGCCAACCATTTTTTGTGGTCTTTTTTCTCTTCGTGGGCTTCGACCAGTACATCTATTTTCTTGCCAGCCGGACATTCAAGGGCGTGAAGCTTAATGTCTTTTGCCCATTCCTTTTTGGCTTTGTCAATTACATTGTCAGCCGTTTCATTTGCCGTTAGCTTCACGAGTTGCTCAATTTCTTTGTCTGTCATACAACATTCCTTTGTTCTTAGTGAGTATATCTTTCGTTATGTTCGGGGCAGTTGCCCATTAGTTAGTCCTTTTTTAAATTCTTTTTCTTTTACCAAATTCAGATTTTTTCTCATATGGCTCATAAGTTTGCAACCCCATACCCAATAACGTCAAAATTGACAATGAAACATTAGTCGGCATACCTTCTTCTTTCATAACATCCCAAATATCGCCATAGGTCATAGGGTATAAAAGTTGCGTAGTTGTATTTAATAATGTTATTTCTTCGCCTAAATAAGTCTCCCTTGTTATCAAGTTCATCATAAAGCCGAACTGAGGGGATAACTTGCTTCTTAGGAATTTGACAAGAACGGATTCTATGTCCTGACCGCCGTATTTCTTTTCTTTGCCGTATAAAGCGACAATTTCACCTTTTCCTGTCTTTGTTTTTCCACTTAATAATCTGGACATCAGGGTTATAACTTGGGCGTGCCCCATCATTACATCTAACCTTCTATTCCCAAACTTGAGTTTTCCGAAGTTTGTTGAACGAGGGTCATCTTCAATATCAGCACCAACTAACATTCCTAATCCAAAGACAGTAGCAAGGCCAAGACCTAACCTGATATACTCTTTAGCTACCATTGTCCTGACTCGTAACGAGCCTTTTCCTGCACTATGCCACAATGGTTGTCCAGTCAACATCTGGAATCGGCTTGCGACATATCTGGCCGAAAAGAAAAGCCTGTTAAAGGCTAACGCCGCAGGCTCAAGGCTTATAGAACCGATGCCTAATTTACCCCTGCCGGTCATTACGTTAATATAGTTAGCCCAAACTTCCATCTCTCCTTGTGTCATAGATTGGGTTCGGCCTAATGTCTGATAACCCATATCAAACATATCCGCCCGCATCGTATTGAAGAAGCTGATAGCTGCTCGGTTAAAATTGCGCATAACCGGCATTTTGTCTATCCAGTAGTTCATAATAACTTCTTCAGCACGGGTCAAAGACATACCTTCGTGAAGAAGCACTAATCCAGACTTATTGTAATTAGGGGCGTTTTCTCTTGAGAAAATATCTTTATTGACATCGTAAAAACCTTTAGCAGAAGCAAAACTTTTAAAAGCGTTTACCATTGCTATTGACCACTTAAAGGGGTGCGTCATTGCATAAACCCCGCCCTGCCTAAGTGCGAAAGAAAACTCACCTGTCGTCATTACCAATCTTACTAAATCCCATCCTGCGCCTACTTTGCCCCACAAAGTCAAGGGCTTGAGGTTTCGTATCTCGTCTTGAATTTCTTTTTTAAGTAAATCCCTTTGGTAAATCAATTTGTCTAATTCTTCGCTTTCAGCCAGCGGTGGTTTGGGTTTGGGTAGAATATCGCCTGTTTTAAGTTTCTGTTCTAAATCAGCAATACTCTTTTCAATTCTCTTTTTTCTGGCAGGCTCACTGCGGTTAAGCTCTTTTCTAAGGTCGTAAATAATTGATTTGAGCATTTGAACTGATTCCGAACCTGCTATATCTCTGGTCTTAGTCTTGGGTAACGTTCCTGATTCCAAGTGGGACTGCAAAATCTCAATTTTATCCTGAAGTTTCTGCTCTAATTTAGATTCAGTAATTTGCTTTTTAAGGCTGTCTATTTCGTCTTTAATCTGCTGGACTTCATCGTGCAACCTTCCTTCTCGATGTTCCATCTGAATTTCACCGGATTCTATCTGGCCAACCAGTTCAGTTAGTTCCTGACCTAATTTTTTCTTCATAGCAGGGTCACTTGTTTCCAGCCATTTACGAAGATTATCTCTTGTCGCCCGAAGCTGCTCTATTTTCATTGGGGCTGGTTTTTTGCTCTTTTTGGCAGGTAGTTCGCCAGTTTCTAAGAACTTATTCAATTCGCTGATTTTATCTTTTGTGTTCTTCTCTATTTTCGGCTCGTTATAAATAGCTGTCAGTTTCTTCTGAATGTCGGCAGTGACCTTTTTTCTGGATTCTTGAACCTCTAAGAATGCCTGTGAAATACCTTCTCTCGACAATTCAGGGAAAAGTTTCAGCATTTCCATAACCATATCATCGAAGGTTTTAATATCTTCTCTGGTAGCAAGGTTCATACCTATCTGGACGATATTTTCAGCTAATTCAGTGCAGTCAGCCATTAGTTTAAACATCCTTCTTTGATTAACTGTTTCGTCCTCGATACAAGCGAATCCAACTCCAAATCAATTTCAGACCTGTTCATTTTTGCGTACCTACTGATACTGCCCTCTTTTATAATTCGCTTTACCTGTTTTTCGTTAATCTGTTTTTCTCTCTGCGCTATTAGTTTCTCCCTGACATCAAGGGCTTTGGCTCTTTCTTCGAGTGCGGCAGTTTCTTTTTCTGTCAGTTCTCGACCCTTACTCTTTTTAGCCCTATTCTTCAGGGATAGTAAGTCGAAATCCTGATTGATGGTTAGTTTCTGTGAGGCTAACGCCCTGCCTTTTTCAGTGCCGCTTTTATAAATAGCTTGCGTAAGAGCGTCAAATTCCTTCTCAACAGCGTCTATTTGTGTAGCTTTTGAATTAATATCCGCCTTTTCTGTTAACTTATCCATCTCTTGCATTAAACTTTTATGCTCTCTTTTTAACTGTGCTGCTTTCATTACCAAGCCTGCTGTTTCGACATCATTTAACGGTCTCGGATTAGCATTTATCTCAGCAGCTATTCTCAAAGCCGAGCTTATAATATTGCGGTCTTTGGCCTGTTGAAGCGATACCTGCCAAGCCTTACGTTCTGCTGAAGCAATGCCATCAAGCCCCAAAGACGCTCTATCTTCCTGTAAATCAGCCTGTCTTGCCGATGTTTTAGTGGGGTCTATTCCTTGCGATATAATCTGTTTCGCAATTTCATCAACTTCTTTACTGGTATTAGCTGTTTCAATGGTTACTGGTTTTGTAATTTCAGGCTCTTTTGGTCTTTCCGCAGGCTTCTCTGTGGGGGGCTGGGAAGGTGGCTGCTTACCTTCTGTGTCTGCGGTAATATCCTCAATAACTTCCGCAGATGGTGTCGGCTCAAGTTGTTCCTTCTGGTCGAATTGCGTAGAGTCAAAATCAGACTTTTCTCGGCCTAATTCGGCAACCTGACTCAAAGCAAACTGTCCAGCCATAGGAACAGACAGTACGCCTATCTCAACGCCAATGTTATGTATATCCTGCAAGAGTCCGGTCTTTAGCCGGTCTATCATTGAAGCATCTTTGCCCAATCCAAAGTCATCTACCTCAGTTACAGCCCTTAGAATTGTACCGATTCTTTCCTCGCCGATTTCACCTAAGATATTAGAATAGCCGCCCTTAGAGAACAGTTTTCTGGCAAATTCACCTTTAGTGCCTCCAGTAGCTGCAATCCAAGCCTTTTCAAGGGCAGGAACGACTTTAGAGCCAAATGGTAGTTTGCCCAACACCACGCCGCCAGCCGTAGTTAGTCCCTCGCCCGCCGATTCAGATGCTGCCTCAATAACCGTATCACCCCACGCAACCAAAGCCGACATTGCCCAGCCTTCTTCTTCTCTAAGACCTAAAACAACGTCTAACTGTCTTTGTGACATTTTTTCTAAGACTTGATGACCTAATCCGGCAGAACGGGTAACGCCGCCTGCGCTTATCTGAGCAGACCACATAGCCATTTTACCTACCGTTGTCTTAGCGTAAGCACCTAATATTTTTTCTCCGGCTTTTCTTGCAGCGTCATCACCTAAAGAGGCCAGTCCGCCAGTAGCCCAAAACTCGATTGCCCAAGTCGGCAAGACTGATACACCCGTAGCAATCTTGTTCATAACTGTTTTATCAGTTGATATATACTTCAAATAGGCCGATATTACTTTTTCGTCCTGCTGTTTAAACTGCTCTATAAATTTTTCTTTGTCCCCGAACATCTCATCTAATTTTTCCTGAGGCAGACGAGTTTGAGCATCTTGATATTCATACCAATACGCTTCTTCGTATCGACTTGGATTTTTTAATCTTTGGGCTGTATCTATCATTTCACTGTGTTCATAAAGACCATAAAGACCGCCGTAAAACGGTACTTTTTTCTGTAATCCACTTGATGTTGCCCACTCCCTTTTTAGCGCGTCAAAAACGTCAAGAGGTAAATTGTTTTCTACCGCAAAATCAAAATCTCGATTCGCTCGCTCTAAGACATTTTGAGTATTATCCTCGAATCCGGTTTCCGGCTCGGCAATTTTGGCTTCCGATAAATATTTTGGTAATTTTACAGAATAATAACGGCCATTATCAGCTTTAATAACGGTATTGCCAAGTTTGACTTCTTCTTCAACCATTTGATTCCAAGTCGGGTGATTTTTACCTTTAAGAACCATACCTGTTCGGGGGTCGATAGAACCCCAATGTTTAGTCTTTTCGTCAGCTATATTGCCAGAGTCAATCGCAGCCTGATAGTCATAACCATCACTTTCAGGGTCGAATCTTTCTAACGTAATTGCTTCTGTATGGTATCTCATTTATACCTGTCTATGCCAAATTCTGATTCCCATTTTTCAATTTGTTTTTTGTCTATGGGCTGTTCAGAAGGTTTTACTATCGGTTGTTCGGGGCTTAACATCCACGTCCTGACTGTTTCTTCGTCATTTTGTATATCCCTAATACCTATACTTGTCTTAGAGGGTTTTATCATCCATTGTCCGGTAAGAGCGTCATAAAATCTCGTCCCACCAGCAAGTTTATCGTAATCTTCGTCATTAGTAATGTATAAGGGGTCTGCTTTTTTAGGTGCAATAATAGGCTCTCTCGGTAATGTTTCAGGTGTTTCAATAGCAACGCCAATTTCCCTCATTTTAGAGTACATAGTCTTACCGTCAGGATATTTACCGTCTTTACTTTCATTTTCGAGCCAGCTTATAAACGCCGCATTTTTTTCACCAAGTAACTGCTCCTCTTTATCCGTCAAAAAATCACGCCCCAAAATACCAATTCCCTTATGGTAATAATAGCTTTCTGCTGATTTCGTAATGCCTTTTACCATTACGGTTATATGCTTAGGATAGGGATTTTCAATTCTTGATATAGCCCACAAATAAGTATCATTATTAATTGTCTTATCAATAAATCTTGCCTTTAATATTTCGTCATAAGCCTGTTTTTTCCCGATAACCTGACTGCTAATCACAGAATCTAACGCCGCCGAATAACCCACTCCGGTAGTTGCTAATGGTGCAGGCTCGGTCGAACCTTTGATAATAGCCTGCCAACCTTCTTTTACGTCCTTATCAAAGCCAGCCGATTCTATGTCATTCATAGATACATCGGTAGTAACAAGCTTGGTCGCAAAATCTTTATAAGCAGACATAGTTTTTTCGTGTTTACTATCTGCGGCTTTCTTAATCCTGCCTTCAACGTAATTATCAAGGTTGTTGCCAAGAGTCTCTTTTTCTTTTGCAGATAAACCAAACAGTTTAACTCCTTCATCAACAACTTGGTATGCCTGCTCTTTAGTGCCACCGTTATCTATTACAGCCTGATAATTAGCCCTAACCGCCTCAATGTCTCTGGCGCGGTTTAGGGTATCTATCTTCACTTTGGCCTTCGCTTTGGCAAGGTCTTTTTCCGGCTGACTTAATGGAGAATCGTCAACCAATTTTTCGACACCTGCGTAATCACCTTCCATTTCAAGCAAGTCGATATTGGCGTTAAGCTGTGTCATCTGCTGCTGCATACCGATAGCGGTAATGTCGTAGTCAGCGTCTTTAATCATTTTCTCTTTATTAGAGGCAATGAAATTCTTAATGTAATTCTTAGTGGCGGGCAAAAATTTATTGTTTGCGCTTATGTCATCAATACCCTTAACCATCTTATCCCGCTCGGCGAACATTTCTTCCGGCGTAGCCTGAGGGTTCTCTTGCAGCCAATTCCTAAAACCTGCCTGAGCAGACTTGACCTGACCGATAAACTGACTCTCCTCGTTAGCCTGACGAGCTTGCAGGTACTTATCGAGTAGGTTTGTTCCTATCGCGCCCATAGTACGAGCAAACTGCTGCTGGCCGCTTTTGTCCGCCAGTTCATAAGGCGGTTTCGGCATTGGCGTAAAGCCTGCTGTTTTTTCGCGCTGAAAGAGTGGTATATCCATTTACGATTTCCAAATATTACCAAAATTATAACCTGTGTCGCTTCTATAAGTCTTACTGCCGGAGAAACCCGTGCCGCCTATCTTTGGCGTTTGAGTGCCATTGCCAGAACGGCTGAATAACCCTGCGTCATACATCTGCGAACCTATTTGTGCACCTGCACCCATTAGGGTACTCATCATAGCCCAATTAGACTGCCGTTTCTGAGACTTGCCATAAGCTTTTTCATACGCAGCCTGCATACGGTAATTACGAGCCATATTCTGGCCTCTCTTTAAGATAAATCCTTTTTCAACTGAAATATCCCTCATTGTCTCGGCTTCTACTACCAACGGTGCGCCGACATTAGACCTTACCCCTGACGCAGCCCACATCACCTTTTGTCTCGAAAGAAGTTTCTGACCTTTTTCTTCCTCAATTCGGGCTTGGTCAGCAGCTTCCTGTTCGGCCATTAAAGCGTTCTCTTGGTCAATCGCAGCTCTCTGCTTGGCTAATTCTTCTTCCTCTTTGCCTTGTTGATAAGAAGAATAAGCAGCAATGCCACCGGCTGTGGCAGCTACCGCAATTAAAGTAATTGAAACAGGGTCATATCTTCTGTGTACCGATTCCCAGAACGGCTGAGATTCTATCGCTTTTCGCCACTGCTGTTTGAAGTATTCGTTCATTCTGTTCGTGTCCAACAAAACATTGTCGGTTCAGGTTCATATCCTAAATGTTTTAAGAAGTTTTCACTAATCTTACTGGTTGCGTATAACCGCCAGATTCCTATGGCATCTCTCATTCTCGGTAACGTCTTTTGAGTTCTTTTAAATAATAGGAATTTATTAGCCCTTATTTCAGGGTTCACGATGAACCAAGCTTCTCCGATTCCCCTGTACCTTATTCCTGTAACACCTATTAGTTTGCCGTCTATATAATGAGATTCGGCTATTCCAGTGTCAATATTCAACTGTGCGACCTTGATTTTATCTTCCAAACTAAGTTTGGCGTACTCAGGGTAGAACTTTTCGTTCTGTTCCATAACAGCAAGGAAATGCTCAATCTTCATCGGCCTTGTATCTAATTCGTTTGTCATTGCGGCGGATAAATCCTCAAATCTAATGATATTGACCGTAAAGTTAATGGCAGAGGTGCATCACTTTCAAGTCTTATAGTGTTCTTCTGTAACGAACCCCAAGGGCATCTTACGCCCATTAATTTATATACAGAGGTATAGAGGTCTTGGACAGTGGCGTTAGGGTCGGTATTCATATCGTTCTCGAAATTAATATTCATTAAAGTCGAATCAGTTCCTACCCCATATTTACAATATCCAGTCTTGTATAAATCAAACCCTAATGTAGTTACCTTCTTATTGTGGGCTTTGTCCTGTTCGTCAAAATACAAAGGAAGCGTCTCGATTACTGAAGTAAAAGGCAGTCCGGCAGTTACACGCCCTGCGTCTCGGTCGATAGTAATCTCTCCAGAAGTTACAACTTCGTTAGGCTCGATAACGCCATCGCCAAGAATGGACAGTCTTAACCCTTCTAAGTGGTCTAACCCGTCAAAGTTATTGCCATCCACGCCGTCATAAGCAAGTCCACAATCAACAAACCAACAGTCGTTAATATCAGTTCCCCAATCTCTCGGCTGAAACTGCTCGATATATCGTCTTGTAACACTGTCGATTTCCCTTGCCACTGTTACCCAAATCTCATCTTCACTTGTTGCGCCCGGTATTCTGGCAATAGACTCGAAATCACCGTCAGTATTATGTATCGCCCAGCCTGTGATAGATTGTTCTCTCTGATATGTCATTGTGGCTATATCACCGTTGTTCTTAACACACCACAAAATAGGCTCAGGTCTCTCCTGAAAAACCAAATCCCTGACTCCGCTTTCGAGAATATTCTCCGATAGTAAGGTCAAGTCAGGTGACATATACTTATCATACTGAAGTGAATACACAAATTCCCTGACCTTCATTGCCCCTCTTTCGATATAAAGCAATGCGTCAGAGGCCAGAACATTCATTAACTTAGAAGAACCTACGCGAGACTGTTCCTGATAGCTCGGACTGGTAGGAGTAACGGGCTTGCCCTGCTCGCCCCATTTACCTACTGAACCTGAAGTTCCTATCATTAAATAATCCCTGCTGCTTACCCACTGGATAGGATTCTGTCCCGGAAGGGCTACGGTAAAGGCATTGTCATCAAGAGCACCTTCTGTAAAATCTTCGTAATTATCTGGATTAGCCTTGCCGAACCATAGAGTCTGCGGGAAAGATTTCGACCCGCCGAAAACGAGTCGTTCCTGATGAGTTTCGACCGTCTTAGGCCAGCCCCTATAATTACTCCAATATCCTTCACTCCAAGTCATAGTCGGGTCTGAATGGACTAATGGTACCAATTCCGTTGCTATTACAGACGTGGGACTGACATAAGAATTTATTCTTATTATTCCGTGATTAGTCTGGTCAGTAATTGTTAGTGTATAATTGCAAGTACCGGAAACGTAGTCGCTTATCTTGACCCTGTAAATCGCTCCAGTTTTTTCTGTCTCGGCAGGATTATCAAAATCCGCGCTATTTAACGGCGTTAGAGCAGATTGCCAAGTTGCACCCCAGTTAGTGCTTCTCTGGAGGGTTACAGTAAAATTAGGCGATGAATTATTCGTTACGAAACTATACCCCCCTGAGAACCAAGGCGTAGTATTGGAAACGTAAGTTCTGTCAGCGTTAATTGCTGCGGCTGCGGCAGTACCTTTTAATATTGACGTTCCTCGTTCCTGATTAATCCGCCAGATAGAGCCAGTGTGTCCTTCGTTAAAAATGTTAGACGATGCGGTATAAACGCCCGATTGCTTCTCGAACATTTCTATTTCCATTACTCCGGTAAGAGCATCGCCCCAGTTGTCATATATCCAGACGCGCCAATACTGATAAGCCGTATCATTATTGAGGTACAGGTCTATGTACTCGGCGTATGTCGTTATGTAATCTACCCAAGCCTCATCACCATTATAACTTTCACACCTTCCAAGCCATCTATTTATAGGAACTTTTACATAAGTCACACCGTCCTTAGATGCCTCGATTTTAATGTACTTCATACACATATCGAGGTTTGACTCATAAACGCAAGGATGAATTTTAATGCGTTTAATTGTTTTTGGAGCACCAAAAATTTGGCCTATCCACTGGTTTTCTTTGCCAGTAGCGCGCCAAGCATTACCAACTACTAAATAAAGATTGTCAAACGCCTCGTCCTTTGTATAACCAGCGGTTTCCGTACTTGCTATGGCATAGTCACCACTTGTAATGTCAGACGCAGCTTCTGGCGGGTCTATGGTTATTGAAGTATCTTTATTCTCGGCCATAAACGGGCCGGTCGAGTAATCGAAATCACTCAACGTCCAGTCTATATGCCCTGCCCTTGCAAGCCTCTGGGGAATATGGTTTCCGTCAACGATATACATTTCGTTGTCTACTTGGGTATATTTTAAGTCCCATATCTCATTGGAATCATAGGGAGTAGTAATCTCATAAGGTACAACCGTATATAACCCCGCTATTTCTGCGGCGGTTAAATTAACATCAAATATGGCTATATTATCAATTCTGCTTGCCCAGTTGTGCTGGCCGTTTTCAGAGCCTACCGTTACATTTGCGGCTGAATTACTCATATTAGTATAGGCTGCGTTGTTATAGGCGGTCGAAGCAACTTCGCTGCCGTCAATAAAGAAGGTGATATGGTCGGCGGCAGTTGCCCCGCCGGTAGCGTCATAAGTTACGGCTATAAAGTGCCAGCCTATATCAATGGCTTCATCGGTCTTGGCATAAGTAGTACTACCAATAACGATGTTTTCTGTTCCTTCTCCGCCATTATATAAAGCAAGCACCTCTCCCGCTGAAAGCTCTTTATTAAATATCATTACGTTATCAATTCTTTTATTCCAAAGACCTGTTATTACCCCAGATGTATCTTCGTGCGCTCCTATCAAAACAGGCGCGGCTGTATTTTCCATTGCGACATAAGTGCCGCTCGACTCTCTGGCATTAGTTTCATTAACGCCGTCAATGTATATTTCCATTCCATTCTGCGCGTTAGTGCCGCCAGTACCATCATAGGTAGCGACAATAAAATGCCAACCCCAACTTGGCGACCAATTAAAATAATTACTATTTGATTGTACTCGCCGATAACCACCTGTACTATTGTCGGAAATGGTGAAATAAATATCACTTAGAGAAGCGTATAAGATATATTCCCTTTTCAATGCACCTGATGTATCGTCGCGCTTGGAAATAATAGTATCCGCAGGATTTTGGGGTACATAAGCCCACGCCGCTAAACTGAAAGCTGAATCAGCCGCTCCGTTTCCAAAGGTATGACTTGCGTGGTCAGCGACATTAACGTAATACTGATTATCTAAATCAAAACTCGTTCCGGTATTGGCAGTCGCGCCAGCAGCCATAAGAACAGCCGTATCAGTAGAAGCAACACCGTCCTGTGTTCCCTGTGAATCTGTTATGGTCGTTCCGCTTGTCTCATTGAGTTTCCACTGCGATACGCAATTACCGCTTAAGTTCGCTATAGCCGTAGAAAGAGTTAATGTTAATTTTCTGTCCTTGTCCATCCAAAGTTTATATTCTTGGGCAACACCATCTTCCCATTTGGCTATTAAAGTTTGTGTTTCGCCTGTATCTGTAACAAAAAACCAACCAGTCAAAGTAAGCGGATTATCACCCGAATCATCGAAAGTAAAATCTGCGTGGTCAGGAACGGCAAAATATCTATCCCCGCCAAGGTTAAAGCAGTCGTTTACATTTCCTACTTCACTTAAATTGCTTGTATAAGTCGTAGCTGTGCCATCGTGCGAACCCATTGCGTCAACAACCGTTGTCGATGGCTCATCATCATTACAAGTCCAGTGAGCAACAGGCGTTAATGCGCCTAAATATTCCGTCCCCTGTCCGGTTAATATCTGGCCGCCAGACCTGAAGAACCGCATATATTCTTCGCCAGCCTCAATTATATATGTATCCTCAGTGGAATATTCAAACGGAATCAGTCTCGTTGGATAATTAGAATCTTTAACCTCACAGATGTATTTAGTCCCAGGCCTTCGAGTTACAGGCCCTTGCGCGGTAACGAACATATTCTCAAGTCTGCGGCAGGAACTTTTGTACTTATCGAAGTCGGTACGAGCTTCCATTAAGGGCGAGACTTGGCCGTTATTGAAGGACGTTAAAGTAGGTGTGTACCGCATTTCATCGGCGGCGATACACAAAACACTTAATAATATTAACAGCCACAGTATTTTACGCATTAGAATTTGCTCTCTGATTAGAACCGTCCTCTTGGTTTGCTTCACCGCGTCCGCCTAAAAAGTTGGGTACGAACTTCGACAGATTATTATATTGAGAGGTATTAAATTTCATTGCCTCTGGGATATTGACCTGCTGATATTCTTGCAAGAGTTTAATTCTTTCGTCCATTCCCTTACCGACCATAGGACACAATTCGGCAGCCAAAAGCGTAGCAACACATTCTACCAGCGGATTAGAGTACACTACGGGATTGTCCTGATAAATTACATACTGGACAAAAGCACTCGTACCGGCAGTATTAGACAGGTCGTTAGTCAAAAGAATCATACCGGTTTCATCTCGATTGATTATCGTCTCGAACCGATATTTCTGTCGGCCTTTTGTGGTAGAATTGAAACTTTCCTGTAATTGAGCAACCATAGCGATATAATCACTTGGCAGCGCAAAGGCATAGGCCCATCCGCCGACTTCAGGTGTATAAGCTACAACTCCGGAAGAAGCTGTATGAACATAACCCTCGCCAGTAGTGTCATCTAAAGTAAATGTTTTATCGCCGGTCACTGTAATTGTATAAGCAGCGTTATTAAGGTCTTCTATTCCGCCTGTACCGAGTATTTCAGTCAGATATACAATATCACCGGTTGTTCTATTATGGTCGGTTGCGGTAGTTATGGTAATTGGAAACGGGTCAACGCCAATAGCAATAGACGCTATATCGACATCTTGAGCGTGAAGCTCAGTTCCTAAATCTGCGTATTTAAGGCTCTCTCGAAAAGGGCAGTCCCTTAACGCCAAGTCCTCTATAGCCTTGCGGATAACAACCTCAAGAGTATTAACAGCAAATACGGTAATAGGGTCTTGGGCAGTAACGTCTGATATAAACGGTTCAGAACCAAGCTGATTTCCTGCCCCGCCTATTTTACCGAGAGCTTTATTAATTATTTTTTGGTTTGTCCAACTCATATTATTCTCCTAATAGCCATTAGCGACACAAGTTACACTTGTTACGCTCTGGCTGGTCATATCATAGATATAAACCCATATTCCATAAGCCTGCTTCCTATCAAAACATACTTCGGCCTTACCATTGGTACTTTGGTTATCGTAATAAGTTAGATATTTGATTACACTTCCAGAACCGTTAAGTCCATATCTAACAGTCCCTTCGTTCAGGTCGTCAGCCCAACAGTAGCTTGAGTTCGGGTCTGTGGCAGAACCAATTAATGTTCCGTCATAGGGAATATGACTTAACTGCTGTGCGCCGATAGTTCCGGTATTACCTGTGGCAACCGTCATTACACCGCCAAAATAGTCAATCAAGTAAATATCGTAACTGAAGGTAGAATCGTTTGGGTCGCCTGCGCCGTCACCGTCTCCGTAACCGTAGAAACTAAGACATACTCCGTTCCAAGAGGCTGGGATAGGTACAAAATCAGCTATCGAGTCCTGCCAGTTTTTAGTGGATATGTTCGGCTCGCTGGCATCGGCTGTTACCGTAGCAATAAGTTTAGCCATCGGCTGAATAGTCGCAAGAGGCGCAGGCTGACCGGCGTAAAAAGGATTAGCTAAAGCACCTGCAAGCATAGGTTGAGAAGTGTCGTCAGCCACAGGTTCAGGGTTACAGCCTGAAATAAATATAATCATCAACAAAAATAAGATTAAGTATCTCATATCAAATTCCTTAAAAATAAGGGCGGAATTTCACCGCCCATTAATTATTCTTCAGTCCAAACCGTAGATGAGCCAAGAAAAACAGCGTACCAAGTATCGGCAGCCGTACTAAAAATATACACCGCTTCGCCGTCTCGGTCGTTTTCACAGGTAATCTTTTCACCTGCGCCGTTACCATTAATAGTGCCAGTTCCTTCAGGGTCAACCGACAGGTCTCTGCCTGACGTTGGATTACCATCGACAAGAATAAACCACATACCGATATTATCAGCAGTTGCCTCTGGGAGTGTGCAGGTAGCAGCACCGCCAGTCATCGTAAATACAATAGTTGAACCTGATTCAGCAGCAGTCAAAATACGGTCATCTGGGTCAACAATAGTTGTAATCCTATTGTTGGCTATTAACGCACCGCCCATTTTTAACGAACCAGTAACGGCCAGCGTTAAATCTCCGCCAGCGGTAAGAGTCATATCATCGCCAGCGGCAATGGCAATATCACCGTTATCCGCACCATCGGCCTTAATCTGAACTCCGCCATCCGTAGTCTCAATAACAACGGCATAACCGGCAACTGTTCCGGTAGCGTCAATTTTGAACTGGTTGGCTTCTGCGTCAACAGTGGTCAAAGAAACATTCCCACAGTTTGCAATTACGCTATCAGCGGATTCGTCCCACATAAAGTATTCACCGGCGGTTTCGCCGTGCATAATAACGTCAATGCCTTCGCCGCTTACACCAAAAGACACCTCAAGGCCTGAACCTAAAATGTCAAGGTCGCCATTAGTACCGTCAAACGCAATAGTAATATCGTCAGAGTCACCGAATTTCAATATGTCGCCGTCATTAAGTCTTAAATCAACGCCGTCAAAATACATCAAATCTGCGGTAGCATCTATATTGATAATTGAACCTGCGGTTTCAGTGTACCAAAGCAGGTCAGATGTATTAGTTGCATTGCCAACAGCAAAGACCGAAGTGCCGTCAGTTTCAGATGGTATAAACTCCAGCTTTTCAGCAGAAGCACTCTGGATAGTCCAGTCTACAGCATTGTCGGCGGCTTCAAACGAAATCACCGAGCCTTCGTTGACTATCAGTTTGACATCTTCGAGGAATAGTTCCTCTTCACTTGCGTCCCACCACAGTTTGTCGCCGGATGTAGCACCAAAGAAACTAACGTCAATACCTTTTTCATCTGCGCCAATATTGATAGCCGCCGATTCATCGGTAGCCGCAGGTATAATATCAAGTGTGGCTGCGGTATCAGAATCAATAGTAAAATCATTGTTAGTACCAAAAATTAAATCGGCATCATCGTCAAGCCGTAAGTTTATATCAGTAAACAATACTTCACAGTTTTCCTCGTCAAAAGTAACGGTATCTCCAGATAAGTCGCCATACCAAGTAATATCAACAGCATCGGTGTGGGAAGTACCGAACCTGATTTCGTTGCCGGCAACAGCGGGGTCAAACTCCAAAATGTTAGCTGTATCCGAATAAATAGTAAAGTCGTCATCGCTTCCGAACATAAGGATACCGCTATCGGTAAATTGCACATCGTAATCCGTCAGTTCTAATGTCGCTGTATTGGCGTTAAACATCGCTTTTTTAGTATTGGTATTGCCGTAAATAACAACATCAATAGCGTTAGTAGACCCGATTTGAATCTCGCCGGTATCTTCAGTAGCGGATTCTATCAGTAGATTCGAGCCGTCCCACATAATCGAAACATCAGGCGCAGTAGTAGTGTTGCCAAACCCTAATATTGCATTGTCGAAAAAACCAAAAGTTTCGTGTGAATCGTCCCAATAGACATCTTTACCTGCGTCAGTAGCGTCAAAATGGACATCAGCGGAGTCAAAATTTACTGTACCAGTATTAGTTATACCTACGCAGGTTATTGCGCCTGTTTTAGATATACTCCAAGTCGCAGATGTTCCGGTAATGTCCGCACCAGTTCCCGATGTAGTAATCTCGATAGCAGGGTCAGTACCGGCATTGGAAATAGAAAGAGCAGGATAAGCACCAGTCTCACCGTGAACTATATCGAGAGCCGCACTATCTGAATCCGCAGAAGTTGTCAGTGTTACCGCACCTGCATCAACAGTAATTCCAGCACCAGCGTCATAAGATAGGTCAAGACTGTTACCTGCCGCAGTTGCTAAAGCCGTCCAAGCAGAGCCATTGTAAAACTTTAAGGTATTACTGGCACCGTCATAGTACACCAGACCTTTATCTGCCGCCGTTGGTTCTGTCGTAGGGTCGAAAAATATCATTGTAAGGGCATTAGAACCGGACAAATAACCATCTATCTCATTCATAAACAGATAAAGAGGGTCAAGTCTCGTATTACCAGAACCAAGATATGTAGTACGCCGCCTATAGTGGTCCGGCCCGTAAGTAAGTGCCGAAAACGCTATTGCCGCCATAAGGCAGAACAGAATTAAAAATATGAGTTTCTTCATTTGTATATCTCCTAAAAGTGGGGCAAGGGCGAAAGGAGTAAGAAGTCCCTTAGCCCAGCCCCGAATATTAAATTTACGGATTACCTACAGGGGACACCAAAACCTGATTGCCAAAATCAGATTGAGGGCCTTTTTCTAACCAAGCGTCTATCGCAAACGCACCGGCTGAAACTGTATTATTAAAATACAGTCTCAAGTATCTTTCTTCGACTTCATAAGGCAGTTGACCCCTGAAAATCCACGCGCCTGCCGTAGCAAGGCGAGGATGGGTTTGCAATGCCTCAGCCACACCGCCGCCTGTATAGGGGTCTGACGAACCAACGGCAAACGGGAAAAATACAGTTCTCGGACTTGTGAATGAAGAATTATCATCTACCTGAACTTCGATACTAAGCGTATCTACTGTTCCTGTCGGCGCAACTGCTGTGCGAATACAGAGATAAGGAGTACCCTGACCAACGCCAATCTGAGGTTTAGTCTCCGCCAAATCTATGTAATTCGTAGAAGCCCTTGCTTCAGTAATAGTAGTCGCTGATTCCTGAAGAACACCTAAATTTTCGCGTGCTCCCATAATATATACCTTTCATAAAAAATGTTTTTAATTTGTTAGACCGCTGTAACTGCGGTTTCCGTAATGCTCAGGGCATCTTCGGCACGAATCATCATATCCCCGAAACGGTACATCAGAACTTCGTAGATGTTGTTCTTGTCGTAAAGCACGTTCTGTTTCGATTCAGCCATAATCTGGAAGAATGTCAGCATACGTTTGGGAATATACATAAACACCGGCTCATTGCCCTTGAACACTTCGTTGCGGGCCTGATAAATCAACTGGAGAACACTTGGGTCAATCTGTGAAATTCTCGAATCAATATTTCTGATTCTTGCAACGGAACGAATGTCTTTAATCTTCAGACCGACTTTATAGGAAAACTCAGTCCTGTATTCCTGACGCTCTTTTGAATTTTCGGCATCAGCATACACAAGACCTGAATCAGTCACCCTAAGACCCATTTGGGGGTCGTTAATCGGTGAAATACCACAAAACTTTTCTTTGCTGTGCTGAACCAGCCATATTGACATTGTTTGTGAGCCAGTACCGGCGGCATCGAACACGCCAAAATCAGCAGCAGTTGTCGGGTCTGGATTAAGGGCATCATAAGTACTGTCACCGTTGTCCGGTGTTTTGTACCTAACATCGAGGCCGTCAAACTTTGTCGGTGTCGCTACGCTTGTGCCATAAAAGAAATGATTTGTAACGCCCTGCATAAAACCTTCGGAGTGCTGGTCTTCTTGGTCTGCTCTGTAAGCAGCGAAATCAGGTTGTAAATCAGCGACATCAAGCGGACAACGCCATCTGTCTTTGAATATGCTGATGTTTTCCTTGAAGGTGTCCCAACGAACAACTGAGGCATCGTGACCATCGCCGACATTAATAATCTGGGGTGTCGGAATGGACGTAACCCTTGAATCCTCATCACTCAAAATACCGTTAGCAGACTGAATCAAAAGGTCTTGGAAAAACGGTCGTCTTTCGTTCAGGACCTTCGCAAAACTGGTGTATCTGTCATTCTTAACCAGTTTTAATGCGTTAATCAGATTATCTCTGGTATCTAAACCTAACTCTGACATAATAAATCTCCTAAAATAGAATTTTACGTTAAACTAAACTATTTCGGAGAGGTGTCTCTTTCGAGGCTCGTCCTTGCGCTTAAAGTAAGCACCTAACTACCCTGCTTTCGGGTTTGCACAAGGCTCAACTCATCAGAGTTAAGGTGTCTTGATTTTTAAATCAAAACCGTATCTCTTTCGAGGGGTTATCCTGTTCTCGGAACAATTATTCTCGATTCTTCTTCGGGTTTAACCCTTGTAAGACTGAGAGTAAAAGTGTCTGAGCCAATATCGTAATCAATCTTAATCGCTTTGTCCTGTTCGAAATTATTAAGGTTTCTTGTTGAAATACTGAATTTGCCGCCGACAGCGTGGAGTAATTTCCATAGCACTCTATTAAGTCCGGCCTGCGTCAGCATTTTTCCGTCTTTTAAAGCTACCATAGTATATTACTCCGGCCTTCCCCACATCTGCGGAGAATTAGGCCATCTTTCTTTTCTTTGCTCGTAAGCTGATTTAGCTGTCGGTTTAGACGTACCGCCAGAACCATTATTAGTATCACCGCTTTTAAATTGCCTTGCCAGCATAATCAATCCCTTAGCCATATTCGGGGCTTTAGTCACATCGCCAAGAAGCAATCCGGCAAGCTCGTCACCGACAGCGTCATATTCATCGCCGCTTAGTCCGGCGTGGTTTCTGAACATACTCTGAAGAAGGTCTTTATCGACCTTTAGATTATCTTCACTGCCGCTTATCTTCACAAACGACTCTTTAATTACTTTTGCTTTTTCCTGAAGCTCGGCATCCTGCTGTTTTTGGGATTCGGCAATCTTGTTTCTTTCAGAAGCCTGCAATCCATTCCAGAACTCAACTAAATCCTGAACAGTCGATTTCGGCCATTTCTTGGCAACGGCAATCTCGGAAATCTTTTTTACCAAGTCTTCCTGTGGGGTATCGTTCTCAAGGGTCGAACCTTTTAGCCAGTCAATATCTTTCAAATCTTCCGGTTTCTCGACCGCACCTAAAAGTTTACTAACTCCCAACTGAAATTCCTGTCTGGTCTTATCGTCTGGAAGTTTATCCAGTGATTCAGGTAACTTAAACGGCTTGCCAACTGCCTGTATAGCATTAAAGCCCCCGACAATGGCCGCTTCTTTGGTTTCGTACTTACTCATCGCCTTAGTAAAAGATTCTTTTACCTGCGGGTCAGTAAGGCTTTCGTGCTGAAATTCATTAATCCATTCTACCATCTTCTTATCCTTTCTCAAACAAAGTAAATTTAGTAACCAGCTTTCCGTTCTGGTTAGGGATGTAACACCTGTCAATTAATGCTCTTTCGAGCCGGTTCTTCATTCTATTGTGGAATATAAAAGTCTCCAGCCTATTGTCCTCGAAGTCTGCGCGGTTCTTAAAACCCGTGATATATAACGGCACTTCCAATTCCATTATTAATAACTTCTTAGGTTTTTCGACTGGCTCTGCCGCAGGTTTAGGAATGTCTGTCGGCTCAACTACCTGCTTTGTTTCGTTTATATTTTCAGCGTTTTGGTTTTTCTTCGGTCTCGGCATCGGCTATCTCCTTATTAATTTCGGCAAGCTCTAAAATGTCCCTTGCCACAACTCTTAAAAATTCAGAACCTCTTTTTTCCAGTAAAATGTCAATATCTTCCATCATATAGTTATGTACGACTCTATCTTCTTCGGTTTCAATCTTCTTAAAGACTTTTAACAGCTTCCTCGCAAGGAAAGCAACCCCTGCGCCCCTGTATGCCTGAACTAATTCGGCTCGGTATTTAGTGTCACTCATTATACCGCACCTGCCATTTCAGCTATCGGAGAGCCTTCTTCAATCTTTTTACTCGGCGGAACGACTTTAGCGGCCTGCAAGGCCATTTCCATCTGCTGCTGCTGGAGTCTTGCCTGAGTAATCTCGTCTAAAGTCTTTTCGTATTCGTCTTTAGTCCTGACGTTCTTCTGCGGGAAGTTCACTGCCTGTAAAGCGTCATCAATAGTCTCGTAACCTCTAATCATAATCTTCGGAAGCTCAGGGTCGCCAAGTACCTGACCTATCTCAGAGGCTATCGCCACGCCCGTTCTTATCGGGTCGATTTTCTGGTAAAGCTTCTGACTTCTATGTAAAGGCCCGATAAATTCAGGTCTTATCGAAATAGTATTTACGGGCTTCTTGGAGTTCTGAACGACTATATCGGTAATCTCGGCCATTACATCCGGCGCGAACGGCCCGCCCTCTCTGGCCGCCCTGACCTCAATGCCCATCATTACCTCATCGCAGGCACTTAAATACCGAGAGTGACTTTCAATGAACGGACTTAAAAACGAGGCGCTCTCACCGTCTAACTTCATAGTCTCTAACTCAGTCAGCGGCGCACGGCCCTGTCTTAATCTCTCTAAGAACGTCTGTAACTGGTCTAAATGGAAGTGCCTCTTAATCGCCGCACTGAAAATGTCACTTAATTCTTTATTTAAGAGTATATCACCCAATCCCTCGATTGGTCTGGGCGGATGATTGTATTCGTCAGGCTCGACCGGCATTAAACCGCCCGGATTAAAGTCAATTCTATTGTCCATTGTACTCAAATAGTACATAGCAGGATTGACCTTCTTTTGGGCAAGCTCAATGAAGTTCTTATGTACCTGCTGATGACTTAGGGTATCGTGATAGGCTTCAAAGGCCGGAGTGGATGACCCTACATCCCAAGGCTTCTTATTATAGTCCCAGACAACAAACGGCCTCGACCAGTAAGGAGAGGCACTCAATGGAATGTCTTTTCTGTCTTCTTTGGGTGATTCCTCGTAGTACACACTTATCCACTGGGGATTGCCTATGGGCTTTTTAAACTCAGGTCTATCCCAAACAGGGTCGTTACCGTAAAAGACCGCCCTGATAATCGTATGCTCGTCGCTGAACATTCCCTGTTCGATTTTCTTATACAGACAGGCAGAGAACTTCTCTTTACACTCCGCCAGTCTCTCCGCGCCGGACTTGCCCTGAGTAGTGAATTTATCGTATATCTGCTTGACCGTCCACTTGGGGTCTTTAATAATTATGCCCTCAACCTCGTTGAATTTATTATAAAATAAATAACAATGCTTATAATACTGGGGAATCCACATTATCCTTTTAGTTCGCAAATCTTCCTCTGCGAACATCACAGGACTTCCGACCGTAAGGCCGTCTAACGTGAAGTTAGGCTGAACGTCATAAAAATTTCCCCTCTGGTAAACGTCAGTCATATACTCTTTTACCTGCTGAACCCAAATGTCCAGTGGGTCAATGCCAATTAAAGATGTTTCGCTCATTGTGTAGGCAATCCAGTCAATCGACTTGGACATTAACTTACCCTGAAAGCCGGTCGCCATTATCCTCGCCGCCCAAGGCGCAGTACCCTCGTAAATACCCCTACCCAAAATCAGAGAGTTAGTCTTGGAATCGACCTCAACCTGAAGGTCTAACCTGAAATACTCGGCTATAAGCTCACGGTCGTTCTTTAACCTCGAATAAGAATTTATCTTCTCATTGAGCATTAAAGCCAATCGGTCGTATAATGTTTTAGTTTCCCACATCTTATAGTCCTAATAGACCCTTGTTTCTCATTGTCGAAACACCAAGTTTGGGCGGACTATTCCAGCCCTGAGTAAGCAGCGCAGCCGCTAATTTAGTGTTCCTCGACTCCGCCTCGCTCATAGTGCCCGCCACCGGCTGGGCAGTTACTTTTCTTACCGGTTTTTTTATTTTTGGACTTCCGCCGCCGCCTATGATACACGCTCCTTTCTATCGCAACCGTGATAAAATAAAAAAGCCATAAGTCCAGACAAAGCAATAATCCACAACTTCTTATCTCCGCACTTACGGCAAGTTAAGACACCCCAAGGTATAATTGCGCCATCAGGAAGCTGGATTAAACTCGAAGATTCCTCGAAATCGTGCTTCCTGAAAAACTTGGTTATTTTCTTTATCAACTTCATACCACCTTTTTTAACCCCTGTGATAAGACTTTACTATGAAGGCCTCTGGTTAATATACTATCGCTTTCCTTCTGCCTACGCCTTATAGGTGCATCCTGACTCGACCTGCCGAACCTCTGACCAGTAATATTCAAATACCTGTGAGCCATAGCCAAGTGACCAAAAGCATCCGCTATATGCCTTGTCCAGCCGTCTATCGGGGTCTTGTGGTAAACTATGTGGTCTTTAGTCGAATCAGCATCATTTCTTTTCTTCCTGAAGTGTATTAAACCGTCTATCCCCTCAGAACACTTCTTCTCGTCAAACCAACACTGACTTATCAGGTCGGCAGAAGCCTTTATCCTGTCATCTACATCGTGAGGAACTACTACCTTAAATTTAATGTTGTGCTCTTTGGCAATGTCAATAGTGTACTTGCCGGTGTGCATAGACTTCCTGTTCCCGCCGTGCTCAGGGTCTAAATCAGGGCCTACCCAATGCTCGCCGTAATTATACCCCTTTTCCATTAAAACCTTAGAGTAAAACGGAATCCCCTGACCCTTGTTATCGTAATAAAAGTCAATTAGCTTAATTTGAGGCCCTTGGAACTGAACAAACCAAATGGCTGTGTAAATATCACCAATGTCCCAAAAAGTAAATACCTTAGCCATCGGGTCGTATGGAACAGGCCCTATTCGCTTGGCTATCAAAGCCTGACTCATCTGAGAAGCAAAAAACGAGCCTATTAAGTCAAACGCCTCGTGAGAGTTCATTACATACTGCTCGTACTTCTGGGGGTTCTCGGTCTTTAACTTTATCATATCAGATATAAAACTGTCAGGTAAGTTATCCCTATTGTCAAACGTGGTCGCCTGAAAACACTTGTACTGGTCAGAAGAACTTAACTTTTTAAGCTCCTCAACCGGAACTTTTGTCTCACGAGACATCTCCTCGTAAATCAAATCACTCATTACCGCAGGTAAACCCCTAATCCAATATTCCCAACACCAGTTATGACCATTGGCGTTGGCTATCAGAAATAACTGCTGAGGCTTCAATTCCTGTAATTTCTCTATAAACGGCCTGTGAACCGGCCCAACCTTAAAAGATGGATCTGACCATATACTCACATCAGGCTCTAATTTCCGCCTCAACCTGCCCCTCAACATACCGAATGTATCGTCCGAATCAAATTCCTCTGCCTGCTCAATGTAAGCCCAACCTAAATTGACGTTCTGTAAACCACTCAACTCGTCACCGTGCCGGAACATCGTTACACTGCCGTTCTCGTCAACTATCTCCTTGGTGTGCTGAGGAACTTTAATTCCTGTGTATAACTCGAAATCCTTCAACGTCGAATCACGCAAATCAGTGAAGTTCTTCCTCACTATTAAACCTAAATTGTTCTTGAAAGCCCGCGAGTTTATCCGACCTTTCAAAATCGCACACATAGTCTTACCTGTGCCCCAACCGGCTATCATCGCAGGAAAACGCTCCAAAGAAGTCAAAAAACCGCTCTGGTATGGCTTACTACTAACATTTGCTGTTAATCCTGACATCTATTGTGGACTCCTTTGTGGATTAAACCGTGGTGTTTAGAACATACCGGAATAACGTCAAGCCAATTCTCTTTAGCGTAACCCTTGTGATGATGCCAAACATAAGCCATATTGTCACAATATAAACAAACACAGTCTCTTGCCTTTGGTAATTTACCCTGCTTAATAGCCACATAAACCGCATATCTTGCCTTACGTAATGCCGGGTTTTGTATGTGACGGCGCAAATGCCTTTCTTTTTGGTGAAGAACACCCTCTATTCCAGCATAACGAGGACTATGATTAATCAATGCTACATTGTTCCTCTTACAAAAAGAACTTAATGTGGTACTGCAAACCCCGTAGCGAGCAGCTATCGAACCTATCGTTAAGCCATCTGTATTCAACTTTGTTATTTCAGCTAACATCTCTGGATATAAAACTTTCTTTGCCATAACTATATGTTATACGTCTGTATGACGACACGTCAAGTAGAAAACTTTTAAAAGCCAAAGTAGGATTATCATTCCCTGCTGCGTCCTTGTTACGATTTGATGTTACGATATGGGGCGTTACGTTATCAATTGTTACGTTATCGTCAATTGTAGCCGATTCTGGTGCGTTTTCTAATCCTTGTTTTTGGGCTAAAATCGCACTATCCTTGCTTTTGCGGTAAAAAGCCTGTTTGCAAGTCTGACTACAATACTTCTTAGCACGTTTACCGTCAACCTGTTCAATCACTTTGTCGCATATTGGACAATTCACTATAACCCCTTATCTATGATAGTGTTATGTTAGTCTGTGGCCGCTTCTGCTCATTATCACGCTCGAATATGCCAGTATGCTTGCCGAGATTCTCTAAAGCGCGGTTTTCATTAACTAAATCGCCTTTTTGGTTTGCTCTGTCGGCTAAATCAATAAACCTTTTAACGACTATTTCAGCCGATATTTCATTCTTTTCATTGATTTTAGCCTGTAATTCAGCGATTCTGGCGATTATGTTGGGTTTTGTTAATAAATACGATGCTTGAAATCTTGCTGTTTTTGGGCTATATTTGGCTCTTATAGCTGCCTTATCGCCGTTTTTGTCAATAATATACTGATGACAGAAGTCGTCTTGTTTATCTGTGAGTCCTGTTTCTTTATTCTTAGCCATAATAATCACGTTTTTAAGTTAAATTTTGCGGTTCGATGGATAGTTTATTCTGGTGAGTTTTTGGGGTATTCGGCTGTATACCATACAACACCTTATTCATTAAGTCTTTATGAAACTTATCAATGTTTTCGGGGGTATTTAATTGAGCTTCTACGTCCTTAATCCATTTTCTTACTTTCGAGCTTTTTAATAAGCTTTTGTTCTTTATATCCAAGCGAAAAGGTTTTACGCCGTTAAGTTTTTTGGCTATGGCCGATAGTTTTTTTTGAAATGCTATAAGACTTTTTGGAAGCTTGCTTTTACTGGCCATAATCACTTCAATCCTTTTTTAGTGCTTATCGCTTTATACGCCCGAAAAACGAGCTTTGTTCTATTATCACTTAACTTTACACTATGAACGTTATCCTTGTCAACAAAAATCTGACCTATTTTAAAAAATTCTTTTTAGCACTATTCTGCTGATTTTAAGAATATTTAAGAAAATACAAAAAAAGGTATTGACATACGCTCTAATAGTCGATAATATATTTATAGTAGTAAACTGAAAATTTAATAACACTTATTTGAAGGGGTTAAAAAATGAAAATCGAAAAACTAACAAGGAACAGACTGGCTGAATATAAAAAACTGGCGAGAAAGTATAACTATACAAAGCAAAGAATGATAGAGTTTGGACAAATAGAATGCTCTTATCCCGACCAAAAAATGCTATCGAGAATGATTTGGCTTGAAGCAATAGTTTGGGATGCCTTAGTTGAGGGTATAATCCCACTATCGAAAGACTTAGCAAAACTTGGGTTTTTCAATAAGCCCAAAAAATTCAGAAACTGGAAAACAGGGCGAGAAATAACTTATCAATTACACTTGTCAGCATAGCCCCCAGACTACCGCCTCTGTGATAAGGGGCGGACTTTTGCGGGTTAAACATTATTAAACTTTTATCTGAAGGGATTAGGATTATGAAAACCAAACCAAAAAAAATCAGAAGCCACGTTTTTTACAAATCTAATGCCAGATTGTTTTTTTTCGACGGTAGTTCCGCGCATATAGACTATGACAAGTATATAGGTTTGGCGCAAGATGAAGCCGCTAAAGCTATTCAAGATGACTATTGCGTATCTGCTGCGGCTGCCTGTGATATTGTAAGGCAAATTAAAAATCAGTTTAACATTTCACCTTTTGCGGACTAAACTTTATTAAACTTTTTTCGACTGAAACATGGTAATGCCCCACAGGGCAGAAAGAGAGAAAAAATGACAGCCTACAAAATAACACTCACTTTGGCGACTTTGGCTTGTTGCTCTGCTATATTGTTTAATTGGCCAAGAATCGACCCTGCTGATATATCAGTGGCTATGATGACAATAGTAATTATTTCTTGCACAATGGCGATTATCAAGGCGATAGAACAGGGCAAAAAGAAGTAAACCCTATTGACTTGTCAAATAGCTAAAACATTATAACATTTTGGCTTTGAAAGTCAACGTAAAAACTTATGAAATAAGCAGTTAAGAGTAACATTTTTTATAACATTTAAAGGAAAAAGCTATGGAAAAACAAACAACTAGACTAAGCGACAGCCGGAGTTTACAGCGTCCGGCTTGGACTTCAACCCCTGCTGATTGGTATGCTTTCAGGCACAAACACCGAACAGAAACCCGTAGGCCGAATCAGCCGGACAGACTACTAAATTATTTTGTCAATTCAAAAGGAATGGAGTAAAACAATGACCGAAAAAGAATTTTACACACTGGCCGACATTGCGGCTATGCTCACCGTGAGCAAGCAGACAATTTTAATCTGGCGGAAAAAAGGCCTATTTCCGAACCCGATTATCGGGGAGACTGAGCCTCGATGGTCAAGGAAGCAAATTGAGGATTGGGAGAAAGAAAGAGAGGAGAAGGCTAACTCTTAGACCTTAACACTTTATAACACTCTTTACAGGGGTAGCGGTTAGCAGCTTCTACCCCTATATCTACAAAAGCAGGTTTGCCGCAGGAACACCTAAAAGGGTAAAAAGCAGGGGTTTTTATCCCCGTTAGAGTAGAGGATTACGCTAATAACTTTATAAGACTGTTCTTTTGGCAATGTAGCTTAGTCAGCTAATAGATGTTTCCTACTCATTTGGGTCGAGAGTTGACACCCTGAAGTCATTGCTCCCACTTTTTTTAGTAGATTGCCGTTCTGCCCCTGATTATTTGTTTTTAACGTGGCTTAGCCGTGAAAAAAACACAGTCCCAGAACCTTAACTTGGAAAGTATTACCCCAGCAGCACTTAAGCTACATTTACTTGTTGGAGGATAAACTTACCATACTACAATCAGCATCTTTTTCATCAGGTCGTCTTTTCACCTAACAAGGCAAGAGTTTGTTTTCCGTAACCTTTATTAAATTGTCAAAAACGCTATTATAAGCTGTGCTTATAGTAGTATAAGTTATACTTCTATTAAGAATATGGCACTTCTGCCAGTAATTAAATCCTTAAAAAAACCCCGCTTCTTTGTAAGAAACGAGGTCTTATATGTAGTGGCGGTCTGCGTGATGAGAAT